GGCAACTACCGTTGGCGCTGTTGAAGAGGTTGAGTTGTCGCTGTACGCGGATGAATTCCGTCTGCCCGGGGACGCTTACTATGGTGACGTGCCGCCCATGGATTGGGCATGGTTCTTCGATCCTCTGGCCACCCCAGGCAGGCGCTTCAAGATCACTTCCGTTCAGCCCACGCAGGACAGCGTGAAATTCGAAGCGGTCGATGACGATCCCGGCTACTACGCCAGCGAGTTCAACCCGTACATACACGTTCCGCCCAAGGACGGCGCGCTGCTGGCTGGTGTCGTGTTCGCCATCAACTTTAGCGAATCCATCGTCAATGTTCAGGCGGACATTATCAATGTACAGGTCGGCTGGGTGCTGTCGGCCTCGATGCCGGCTGACGTGGTGGTGTCGATCAACGGCCAGCCGCGCCAGAGCGTGCGTACCAGCGAGCGTCAGATTGTCGTCCAGGCGCAGACAAACGACAGCGTAGCCGTCACAGTGACGCCGATATCGAGCGTCGGCAAGGGTAAGCCAGCCAGCCAGACTTACCGGGTGCAGGGGCTGACAACTGCACTTCCAGCAGTCACAGGACTGACAAACGTATTCCGCGACGGGCTCACGACCCTGGTGTGGGATCGCGTCACGGACATCCGCCAACCGGAATACGAGGTCCGCATCGGCGATTCGTGGGGCAATTCCCGTGTGGTGGGCGTGACACCTATCCCGGAATCCCTGGCGGTCGGCAATGGGCTGTACTGGGTGGCCGCCCGCTTTGCGTTCAAGGGCTCCGTCATCTATGGCACGCCCGACAGCCTGCTGATATCCGGCGCAACCCTTGTTCGCAACGTCATACTTGTGCAGGACGAGGCCCCGGAATGGTCGGGAACGGTCTCGGGCGGCGCGATGGTGTACGAGGGCAAGCTGACGCTGGCGCCACAGGGCGACTTCCTGTCAATACCGGACGTACTGGCCGAACAAGACATACTTTGGTACGGCGGCCCGGCCTCGTCGGGCATCTACACGAACGCCGTAGCGGATCAAGTTGATATCGGCTACATCACGCCGGTTAGGGTGGATTTCGACTTGGAAGTGCACGCGCGGAACATCACTGCCGACATTCTTACAGCGCCCGATATATTCGCCATCGACGACATCCTGAACGGCTCGGACCTGCAGCACATCAAGGCAACGCCGCAGATCCGGCATGCGCAGGTTGCGGGCGAATGGACCGAGTGGCGGCCCTATGTGCCGGGCCTGATCAACGCGCGGTACTTCGACGTGCGGCTGCTTATCGAAACGGACGATCCGCTGATTATCCCGTTCGTGACGAAGTTCGAATGGTCCATTGATGTGGACGACCTCGTCCAGCAGGCAACGGAAATAGCCGTGCCGTCGGGCGGGCTCCAGGTGACGTATCCCAAAGAATTTCACACGGACGCCGCCAGCCCGCAGATCACCATCTTTGATGCGGTCAACGGCGATTGGGCCAAGCTCACGAACACCGACCGCACCGGCTTCAGCATTCAGCTTTTCAACGGAACGACGCCTAAGGCAGGCGTCATCAACTGGATCACCCAGGCCTACTAATCAACATTCGAGCAACCAACATCCCGCCTAGAGCGGGTTTTTTTATGGGCAATTGATATGCAAGCAGATACTCAGCTGCCGAGCGCGCCACCACTTCCAGGGGCGGATCTGGTCGATAGGCTCAACGCGATCATCGAAACGCTTGGAACAAACTTCGCCGGGCCTGACGACCCCGCAGCTTTCGCGTGGCCTTTTGCCACCTGGGCCGACACCGGCAACATGCTACTCAAGCGGAGGAATGCAGCGAACACGGCATGGGCGACGCTTGGGCCGCTGCTCGACTTCCATTACGCACGGGGCAACATTCTGGCCGCTGTTTCACAAGCTGCGGGCGTCCCAACCGGCGGGCTCTGGCAATCAATAATCAATGCAAACGGCCATGCCCTTCGAAATGCCGCCGGATGGCAGATTTGTAGGTGGCGTACTCAGCAGCAGGTTACCGATACTGCGTACCCATCAATCTCTGGGATGTTTTACAACAGCGACCCGTGCACTGGCACGTACCCAGCCGAATTTTCATCAGCCCCCCACGTTGTTGCGATCGCCTCTCGCGAAAACGGAACGGGGCTGTTGCGCATAACGGGGTCTGAGGTCGGCTCGGGCACAACCACAACGACGCCTCAATACCGTGGCCTTAGCGCATCATCCACCGATGTCATTGCTTTTCATTACATCGCCGTTGGGCGATGGTTCGAGGTTTAATATGAAAATCTCATTTTCCCCCATCCTCAGCGACCGTAGGCTGACCGTCCACAAGGCGGGCGAGAGCTTGACCATTAACAACGTTCTGTTGGATTTTTCTGCTGTTCCAGAAGGCGCAACGTTGCCCAGTGGCGCCATCGAGTGCGAGTTCATTCTTGGCCCTGTAGAGCGTATTGGCGGCCAGATTCACCTGACGCTGCTTTTGCCGCATGCGGACGGCGCATCAGAATCTGCACTTTTCCCTGACCCCATCATCGACCCCGCTGACGGTCCCCTGGAGTTGCCGCAATGATTGACCTATCCAAACTCATTACCGCTGAAATGAAGTTCGAGCAGGCCAAGGAGGCCAAGCTCGCGCAGATCAATAGCGACTTTACTGCCGCCGCTGCAGCGCTCACGCTCGGCTATCCGGAAGCTGAGCGCATGACTTGGGCGACGCAGCAAGCCGAGGTCATGGCGTGGGAGGCTGACGAGAATGCGCCCACGCCGTACCTGGACGGCTTGGCCGCCGCACGCGGCATCACGCCCGAAGAAATGCGCCAGAAGACGCTGGAGCAGACTCAGCTGTTCATGCAGGCGAGCCAAGTTCTTGTGGGTAAACGGCAGCGGCTGCGCGACCTTGTCTATGAGGCCCAGTCGCCCGAAGACCTCGACGCTATTCAGTGGGAAGAGCCAGCCGCCTAGAGCGGCTTTTTTTACGCCCGACCGCCCCGCAAGGGGCATTTTTATTGCCAGCTTTGAGAGAGGCCAATGATAGATATGCAAAACGTCGATGCCATAGCGGTAAAGCTGGCCGGGGTCGCGGGGGCGCTTGTATCTATGCGTTTTTTACAAGGATCGCTGCCAGCGCGAATCAGCATGGCGGTGAGCGGAGCGCTGATCAGCTATTACGCGTCGCCCCACTTGTCGAGCGTGCTGAGGATTCCCGAGGGGTTAACCGGCTTCTTGGTGGGGGTCTTCGGCATGGCTGTCGTCAGCCGCGGCTGGGAAGCTGTCCAGGCATTCCCGATTGCTGCGCTCTGGCAAGCCGTCGTTGACCGCATTCGCGGGCGGGGGGTCTAGTATGGACCAGACCATTTATTTGACTGTGCAGGCGGCCATATCTGTCGTCTGCTGGCTGATCGTAGCCGGCGGCTCGGGACTCGCTGTGTTTGCCCGGACCATCCACGACACGACTATGGAGCGGATCGGGCTTTCCGCTGTGTCGCTCACGGCTACCGGCGAAGCGTGTCGAATCATCGCTGATGGTTGGACTAGCGATGGCTCGGCGGCATTATCCATGGCCATGGCCGGCTACGTGGCTGCCGTGGCCTATAAGCATGTGAGGGCATCATGAGCTTGGCGTCCTTCTTTAAAGGCCTTCTCAAGGCGCCTGCCCAGTCCGATGCTACCGCGCCGACCGCTCCGCCTTTGCCGGGCACCGTAGTGACCTTCGACATGGCATTCGAGCGCTTGATCGGCCACGAGGGCGGCTACGTCAACCATCCCGAGGACCCCGGTGGAGAAACCAACTGGGGCATCACGTTGCGCACGGCGCGCGAGGCTGGATACACCGGCTCAATGCGCGACTTGACCCGTGAACAGGCGCGCGAAATCTATCGTATTGCCTACTGGCAGCGTGCACGGTGCGACGAGTTCGACGGCGCCATCGCATTTCAGGTTTTCGATGCCGCGGTCAACCATGGCATCGGCAACGCCATCCGGTTCCTTCAGCGCGCGGCAGGCGTGGCTGACGATGGCGTGGTGGGGCTGGTAACCATGGCAGCCGTCCAGCGCATGAGTGTCACGGACGTGCTGGCCAGGTTCAACGCAGCCAGGCTCACTTTTTACACCAACCTATCATCTTGGCCGACATTCGGGAAAGGTTGGGCGCGGCGCGTGGCTGGAAACTTGAACTATGGGGCCGAGGATGCTTAGCGTGCTGACTTTAATTCGGCGCTTCTGGCGTCCGCTTGCCAGCGCAGCAGCCGTGCTACTGCTCTGTCTGGCCATCTGGGGCTACGGCAAATCTCAATACCGGCAGGGCGTAGCCGACACCAAAGCCGAAGCCGTCCTACAGCAAATTTCAATCGAACAAGGGATGCAATATGAACGAGACCGGGCTGATGCCGACTACCGTGGAGCCGTCTTGGCTCGGGAGACTGCTCAAAAGGATGTTGCTGCCGTTCGTGCTCGCCTTGACCGGTTGCTGCGGCAACATCGCGACGACGCCAAGATTGCCAGCGCCGGCAGCGGATCTGATGCAGCCGGTCCCGACTGGATCGGAATTGTCGGCGCGTGTTACGCGGAATATGGGGAATTGGGAGCAGATGCTGCAAGGTGGGCAGACCAATTGAACGGACTTCAGGGCTATGTGCGGGCGATCCAGCAGGCACAATGAGGCAGGGGGTGTGCGGTTAGCCGCCTGCCTTGATCTTAAATAGCTCCCATAGCCCCGGATGCATCCGCCTAAGCCCGGACTCCCAAGACCGCCAAGCCGCCTCGGTGCCGTATATAAGGGCTGCCGCTTGGCGCTGTGTCAGCCCAGCCGCATTGCGGCCCTCTGTGATCTCGTCTGGCGTTGGGTTGGAGGCAGGGCCTTTCGGCCCGCGATTCGCGTGATTACTCATCGTCCTCTTCGGTTACGGCAATGTCCGTAGCATCCATAGTCAGGATTTCCGGATTCCCGCTGATCGTGTATTGGCGGCCAAGCTCATAGCTAAGCGATTCGTCCATGCTGGCGCGCTCTTGCAGCACGTCCAGAACTTCAAACATCACGGCCTGCATGCTGACGCCGGTTTTTGCATTGGCAGCAAAGAAAGTGTTGAACTTGCCTACTCCGGATTGCGTGAGTTCGATGTTGGTGATCATACTATTCTCCACTTTTTCCGTTATCCAGTCAGTGAGCCGCTTTCCTTCGGCTCTCGATTCGCGTACCCAGCGCGCTTTTGTTTCTGCCGGGACGCGAAGATGTATGAGTGCGTCTGTCATCTTGGTCGATTAAAAGCTGTAGGTGCACGCTTGTACCGAGTAGAGCTCGCCCGCCACCTCTCCGGCTGGGCAGACTGTCTCGGCCCAGTTCGCGGAGTCGTACCAATCAAAGCTGCTGATTTCCAGGCTATCGTCTTGATCGTAGACGACCAGCTCAGGCTCGATACCCAGGTCATGCGCGGCTGCGATCCGATGGGAGCCTTCCAAGGCCATGTAGTAGTCGCCGCAATTAACAACACGGATGATCGGGGCACCCAAGCGCTGCATTTCGGTCTTGACGGCGCTTAGCTTGTTGGCTTCAGGGGCGTGGATGGTGTAGATCATCATGATTTGCTCCAATTAGGAATCCCGGTTCTGCCGGGGCAGATGGTGTCGATCACCATGACTGAAGTATACCGCTACATTGTAGCGGTTGTCAAATAGGTAGAAACCCTAAACAGAATCGTTTGTCTAAGATAGTGGTATTTGCTCATCGTACTTCGTAGCCAGGGCCACGAGGCCGCCCATTGCGTTTCTGCGCGATCTCATCGCGCCCACCGTTGAGCCTGTCAAATTCGGCCTCAGCTACGCAAGGCTCTGTATCAAGCATATTAGACAACCGCTCGACCGCCTCCACCGTTTCCGGGTCGGTGTCGCTCCAGCGCGGCAGGAGCCGGGCGGCCTCGACCACAATCTCCCGTAGCCGCTTGATCTCCCGCAGCAAGGCCATGCCGTCGGCATAGCGCTGATGGATGATGCGTAACTGCTCTCGGGTGAGGGGGCGGGGAGGTTGTTGCATGGCGCTATTGAACTGTATTTGTGTACAGTATTTGTAGCATGAAAAAGCCCGCGCGGTGGCGGGCAAATCTGTGCTTTTGCGGAAATGTTCTGTATTTGCGGAAAAGATCGAATTGTCTATTTGTCCTGAAGCCCGCATGGATACTGGAGGCGCAACTCGGAATCGAACCGGGGTACACGGATTTGCAATCCGCTGCATAACCACTCTGCCATTGCGCCGCAGACCTACAATGCGCGCAGAAGGCCTGCTGCCTGCCGCTAGCATT